GATTCTCCGCTTTTAATATTAACTGGCATATCTTTTTATTTTACTAATGTTTGGAAAATTCCACTTCCTGTGAATGTATGGTATGTATATCCACCACTTTGTGTTACTGTACCACCTATTGCGTAAGATACACCAGATGCTTCCGCAGGAACATTTTGATATGCAATTATAACGCTACCACTAGCTCCATCTGTACCTGGAGCTTGACTTGATGTTATAAGTGCATCACCACTACCACCAGAACCACCACCACTATATTGTCTTGGACTTGCACCAATTCCATTTGGTTGTCCATTACCACCACCATCGGAGCCTGTTCCGAATCCTGTTCCACCTAAATCTATGAAGCCACCGCCTCCACCGCCACCATATCCTAATCCGTTAATCCATTGGATACCTCTACCTCCACCACCAGCTTTTGGATTGATACCATCAGCACCTGGTGCGCTAGAACCTCCACCACCGCCACCCCATTGGCTAGAACCAACGCCTGCTTGTGAACCTGAATTAAATCCTGTACCTGATGTACCAGCTACAGCGAATGAAGCGGTTATGTTTACATTACCACCAATATAAAGTTGACCTGCAAAAGAAGATGTTTGTGCTGGAAACGTTTGTCTAAAAGTTTCACCTCTACCAACGTTAACTTGGAATACAGATGATAATCCTAATGTTAGTGAACCAGTCACTGCTTGTCCACCTCCACCACCTCTAAAGTTTGGCACATCTGTTGCACCACCTCCTCCACCAACTACTAAATATTCTACAGTTAATGGGGCTGGTCCACCTCTTTGTATTCTTCCGCCTGCCCCACCACCTAAAGTAGTAGGAATGGCTTCAATCACATTTGAATTGGCGTATATACTCATATTAATTATTTTTTATCTGAATGCTACAATACTACCGCAAGTAGATGATGAACTTACTTCACTAATAAGACCAGGTATAAAACCTGATGCAGATACCATAGTGAATACAGAACCATCAACAGTCGTAATAGTAAGATTACCAAGTTGTCCAACATAAAGTCCTAATGCTGTAAATGGTAACGGAGTACCAGCTGCACTTCCTGTTACGATTTGACCACCTGAAAAGTGAGAGTTAACTATGAATCCCTCATTGTTGTGTTGTTTGCTCATTGTTTTTTATTTTAAATGTTTTTATTTTACTCTAAATGTCTGTCCGTTGAACCTACATTTTGTTACTGTGTTATAATCTATTGTTCTCCAACTACCATCTGCTAAATCTAAACATTGTAGATTTACCATTCCTTGTGCTGCTTTAGTAGCACTTCCACCTGCTGCTCCACCAACGTATGCTGCTGAATCCCAATATGCGAAGTAATATCTATTATTACCTTCTTCAGTTCTCCAACCTATTCTGATTGGATTATCTATTGTAGATTCCTTCAACATTAATTCGAAAGTTCTAAAAGAAATTTCACTCAATGCAAAGTTAACTAACTTATTATATACGTTGTTACTTGTCATCTTTCTTTTTCTTTTTACTTGCTGCTTCTCCAGGGTATGTAGAACTGATTGATGGTTGTTCACCTTCAAATAAACCTAATTCTTTTAATTTAGATTCAGACCATCTCTTTCCTGCTAATCCGCCCCATAATAGGAAACTGATTGTACCACAAGCATTCATATCTGATTCATCGTAGTATGCTTCTGCTCTACTCAAATATGAATACATTCTTTTAAGTGTTTCAACTGAAATAGGTTCTCCTGCTTCTAATTGTGCGCTTCTAACTTTTCCAACTTGAGTTGCACATTTATTACCATTCTTTTCGTTTAACTCTCTACCTTTCTTAGCGTTATTCTTTACACCTGATGGATAATCAGCGTAAGATTCCATTTCTATTCTCTGACCCTTACCAAAGCGTTTATCCTTCTTTATAAGCGCTTTAATTTGTGAAAGTAATATAGTTGCTTCATCTTCGGTTAAATCCGAAATTTGCTTATCTAAAATCGTTTCTGAAGCCTTTATTAGTTTATGCTCTAGCAATGCTTCGACACTGAATCCTTTAACCTTACCTGTCTTAACGTAATCGTTCCAAATAGTGTCATCGGTTACCTTCATAATTCCAATCCAACTACCTTCAGGCAAATTTAACCCGTATGCCATACTCTTATCGAATTTACCTTCTTTAATCCAACTCTCTACTAAATGAACACCTTTTATTTTAGAATCATGTTCTAAGGTTGCTTTATCAGTATATTTTTTCATCAAATAGTTTTGAGCTAATTTCTTAACTGTTTCTTTTGAGAAATAAACATGATAGGGGTTGCCCTCACCATCTACTCTTAATATTCTTTTTTCAGGCAATAGTATAGCACCGATTAACATTCTTTGCTCGTTGTTTACACTAGCAAAAGATACTACCTCTTTATCAAAGTAAATCCAATCTGATTCAATAGCTGGTGATTCTACCAATGAAATGGCAAACACTTCATCAGTATCATCTTCAACTCTAAGTTCGTATAGTAAATCTTTCATATTGTAATAACATTCAAAAATTTAAAAATGATTATCCACCCGTAAAGGTAGCTGCTCTGCTTGTTCTGCGGTCTAAAGCTTGAGCTGATGATACCTCTCCACTAACTACATAAGCTTTCAATGGAGCTTGGCTTTTATTAATTGTTTCTGCAATTTGAGTAGTTGGATTCATACCACCACTTGTTTGTATTTGTGGTGCTGCTGCTCCTGAAACTCTTGGTGGTGCTGGCGGTGGTGCTGATGCTGCTGCACTTGCTCCTGCTCCTTCTCCACCTTTAACTCCACCTTGCGCTGCTGCTTGGTTAATTTGTTGTATTGATTTAACTGCTCCAGCTATTGTAGATGCAATACTCAATGCAGCAGATACAGTATTAATTGCTACCCACGGCATACCAAATGTTAATGGTGATGCTGCTACTGCTTTAGCGTTAGCCATACCTGTTTGTGCAATAATCTGTCCAATTGCAGCTGCTTGAGATATAACAACTCCTGCAATTGCTAATGCTTTATTCTTTCCTGCTACTTGTCCTAATACATTTCCGAATTGTTCAAATAGACCTAAGTAAGCCATATTGATTTCATGCTTAGCTTGTGTTGCTGCTTTTTCAGTTGCAATCTCTTGGTCACTTATTTGTTTTCTAGCATCAGCATACTTTTGTCTGATTTCAGTTTTTTGAAATTCAGTAAGTTCTGTGTTAGCTAATTCGGTTGCTTCTTGTTCTGCAAGTATAGTTCTTTGTTCTGCTAAACGAGCTAAATCTTCTTCAAAATCAAATTCTATTCTTTGGTTTTCAGCATCTAATGCTTCTAATCTCGATTGTAAATTAGTTAGAATAATACCTCTTTCTTCTTCTGCTAATGTTTTCTTTTGTTCAAGATTATACTTCTCTAAATCGATTTGTGCAGCAATGTAATCTTTATTCTTTTGTAATGATTCTGCACTTGCTGCATCTAAATTAGTTTGATATGTTTGTTGTACTAATTGAGAATCAGTATTGAATTTATTTTTTAAAGTTAATTGTTGAGCATCAAATTGTTCTTGCGTAATTAATTGCTTATCCAATGAATCCTGTAAATTAGATTGTTCATTTTGTAATGCAATTTGTAGATTAGCAAGTGAAGCGATTCTTTGATTATTTAACTTATCTTGTTCTTTTTGTAAAGTTTCATTAGTAAGTAATTCGGCTTTTATTGCCGCATTCTTTCTAAGTTCAAACAACTTAGTTTGAAATTCATTTTCTGATATTTCAGCTTTTGCAACTCTTAAATTTAATTGTTGTTCTTCTAAAGCAAGAGTATCAGTTAATTCCTTTTGTTTTTTATCTAAGTTCTCTTTAGCGTACTTATCTCTAATGGTTTTGTTTTCTTTTTCTCTTGCTTCTTCAATTACTTTAGTATCTGAACCATACTTAATTGCTTGAGCTTTTAGTTCATCGTATTTTATTCTTACTTGCTCAAACTCTCTTTGCTCATCAGTCAAAGTAGCTAAACGTGCTTCTTCTAAACCTTTTTTAAGTTCTTGTAAATCTCTTTGTATATCAGCCTTTTTACTATCAGATGCTGCTTTTCTCTTTCCTGCTAATTCTTTATTTTTATTTTCTTCTTCTTTTAATTCTTCAGCTTTAGCATTGTAGCCTGTTTCTAAATAAGAAGCATATGCATCTTTTGAAGCCTGTTGTCTTTTATCTAAGTTCTCTTGTGCTTTCTTTAATCCTTCAGCATCTAATTTACCTAATCCCTCATTGTATATTTTTACCGCTTCTTGCTCAGCAGCAAATGCTGCTTGGTAATCTGCGTATGATTGGTCGATATTATATTTTCTGATTTCAGCTTCTGTTGCACCTTGCGCTTTCATTTGAGCAATAGTAACCTTTCTTCTATTCTCTGCTGATTTAGCATTTAAATCAAACAATCTTTGCTGCGTTTCTATTGCAGCATTCGTTTTATCAATTGCTCTTTGTAATTCTCTTTCACCTGTTGCAGTGGCATATAGTTCTTTACCCATTTCTATCAACGCAGCTACTGCTAAACCGATAGCAACAACGATAGCACCAACACCTGTAGCGGTTAATGCTGCGGCAAATGCGGTAGCACCTGCTGCTGCAGTACCTTCTGCTACACCAATGGCAACAAATGATTTTGCTAAGAATCCATTTATAACGGTATATACTTTTGTAACACCTGTAAGTTGTCCAATACCCTTAACAACATCAACAATATCATTACCTAATTCTACAAATGATGCCTGTATGTTAGATATTTTAAGTGCTGAAAATTGTTTTAAAGTTGCAACTGTTCCACTAAGTTGTCCACCAATAGCACCAATAGGACCTGGCAAAGTACCTAATACATCTGCAAAGTTACCTGCACCTGCTCTTGCGGCTACTAATGAGTCCTGAACATCATCAATCTGTCTTTGTAGATTAATGAATTCAGCAGAGCCGGCAGCAGTTTCTTTTAACTGCTTCTTTAATAGACGAAGTTGTGCTAACGATGGTTCTACATCGGTTTCAACATCAACTTGTACTTTTATTTTCTTGTCTGCCATTTGGTTTTTATTTTATTCCATACATCTTTCCAATTCAATGGTTGTGTTTTTCTTTTAGTATGTCTTTTTATTTTACTAAAAGCATCTTTCCAACTCATCGGAAGTGCGTACTTTCCTTTAGCTATATCTATATATTCGCTTTCACCATAGTAATCGCCGGTGTTAAGCAAATCAATTACATCCTTTACCATATCATTATAACAATTTAATTATCATCTATTAGTGAGTAACAAACTTATGGAGTAAATAATATAGAATTAGATGGGTCAGATGTTGTACTTCCATCACAATTTGTTATTATTCGGTAATAAGTTGGTACAGAAGGAACACTTAATGTTCTAGGTGATGTACACCCTGCTGTATTATTACCACTCCAATTTATATTATCAGTAGATGTTTGTATAGTTGTAGCAACACAATTAGAACACGTACCACCTGTACCTAATGTGAATGATAGATTAATACTACCACCACTTTGTATTACTGAATTTAATGTTGGTGTACAACATGGATTAGTAACAGGGGTATTTGCTATTGCTGCATCAAATGAGTCAGCAATAATTGGTCCTAATAATTGTAATTGACACTCACCTGTTTTTAATGAATAATCGTTAATTGCTCTTAGATGATAATAATTACCTCTAAAGTTTACAATATCATTCAATTCCATTTTAGTATAATCAGCTAATGGAATAATTGCAGAGCAGTTTAATAATCTCGTTTTTGGATTATAAAGTAGAGAAACATAAGTTTCCCAATAATTTGTATAAAGTGAACCTGTTGGTATTTCACCATAAGAAGCCACTTCATTATTAAATAAAAGTGAATTACTACCTGCGGTTGGAAAACTACCACTTACTACACTATAATTATCAAAATAAGGAAATGCATCTTGCGCAATTGTTACACCAGATTCAGTAAATGAACCGCTTTCTAAATACCAAGTTTCACATTCTACCATTCCATTATAAAAGAATAAACGTGGTAAAACTCTGGCAGGTTTGTATGCTGCATCGGAGATGTAAGTTGGTATGTATATAGGAATTTTCTGACTCATATTATGGACAATTATAGAATGAATTAACGTTACCGTTGAAATCAATGAATGATGAATATTTGCTGTAATAGTAAGGGAATCCCCACTTCCAATAACTATATCCACCATCAAATGGAATCGTTAAGTTTGAATCAAGGAATAATTGTGATACTAAAATAGGATTAGATTCAGCAGCATATACCATTGTCGGATAATAATAAGTATTACTACAAGCAGCGTAATCACTACCCCATCCTGCGTTACCAATTACATAAGTATATGATGTAACTGGCGGAGTTAATCCTGCTACGGAGCCTGATAAACCTGTACCTGCTATTCTGATTAATGGGTCTGATGCAAATGTAGTTTTAACTTCAAACTTACCTTGTGAGAAGAAGTTTTGAGTATCAGTATAATATGTTTTAGCATATTCTCTATTTGCTTCCTTACTGAATTGTTGAGAGATATAGTCTTGGTCTAATGTATCACCGAAGTTTAATTCATTAACTGCTAAGTTGTTCGCAGGAATTACTTCTATCCTCTCATCTAAATTTATATATCTATTGAAATCTTTTACTTGTCCAGTCTTATACCAATTATTAAATGTTTCAATTATGAACTCATTTTGTTTGGTTTTATTAGGATAGATTACTAAGTTAAACTTTTTTTGTAAACCTGTAATAAAATCAATTTGCTTAATTCCATTTGTACCATATGGCATATTGGATGGAATATCCATAATCCTACCATCAGCTGCCTGATTTACTTGCGTAATTTGTATATACGATTTAGTAGTATTATCTGGGTCCAGAGTTACAATTGGTAAAGGAGGAGTCGATGAATTAGGACTCTGTCTTATTTGAAAGTAATATGTGCCGGCTGGAATACTATACAATTTAAATTGTGTTTGTAATTCGTATGTAGTATTAATACCACCTGTTCTACTATTTTGTAATTGGTCAAAAAATATAATGTAAGATTGTAAAGCAGTTAACCCATATGCAGTAGAACTACCTGTTTCTTGCATTCTGATTTGCCAAGTTCCATTTGCACTAAATGTGCCTGGCATATTGTTTACTGAACAACTTACGTTTACATTAATGTTAAGAATACCTTCTAAGTTTGTTTCTTTTTGTACAGTATATGCACCATTCTGATAAAATCCTTGCGGGTCTGATAATGTATTATACCAAGGTAGTGTATTCCAACTACCACTAGTCAATACAACATCAGTCATACCACTACCACTAATTGCACCTACCTTTATTTTACCATATGTTTCCATATCAACACCTTGAAATTCAGGGTATTTTAAGGAATGGTTACAAACCATATAAATATCATCTATAAATCCCTGATTGATAAATGATGATGAATATGTGTATCCTGCTTCTTCAAAGATTGCATCTAATACTGCTTTTGCTCTGATTGCAGGTTTAAAGTTTTGTACAGTCAATGCACCATCTACATCGTTCATTCCAAATGTTTGGAAATCACCAGCTGCGTATTGATATCCCGTACCATAATCGGCAAGTGGATATACTATATCACCATTGAAAAGATTACCATTCCAACTTGCTGAAATATTATCGTAAGATGCAGTGTGGTTGTACTTTTGTAATGATGTTAAGTTTGTTAAGTAATCTCTATTGATATCTCTACCAAAAGAAGATAACGTACCATATATTGTTACTTCGTATGATTCAATAAACTTATTTGCTCTCACATTTACTTTGTTCAGCTGCAAATATCCATTTGATAGATAGATTGAATCAAAATCAAAATATGCCGGCACCTTTACGTTTGTAGCAAAAAGGAACGGCGAGTCAATTGATATATCATAAACATGCTCAAAGAATGCGTTGTTTACTTTTGTTCCTGGCAAAGTAATCTGACGTGTAAAATCAGAAGGTAATACACCTAAATCAAAAAGACCTGTTACGTTATTCGATAATTGGATATCTTCATCCTCAAACAAGTCTAATTGTTGCCCATTGGCTATTAATCGAAATGTAAACGCTTGTGTTGATATTATACCCATTACATTATAAGTTTATATGGTTGACCGAAGTTAAACTCAAATTCATATTGGATTAACTTATCTACAACACCTGTTTTAAATAAAATGTTTGATGTTGATATTGTTAATGGTCTAACTAAATCTTGCGGCTCATCATATACCCAATATATTTCATCGGATACTAATAGTTGTTTTAGAATTTCATTATATGCTTCAGGTATCCAAAATGAATTTACTGAAATCATTTGCTTAGAATCTACAATATAGTTTTGTACTGCTGTATCATAATTCTGATATGATAATGTAGATGATTCCCAAGTTCCCAATTGTGGTTGGTAAACCTTTCTTTCAGTTTCGAAAGATTGTCTACTAATCATATAAAAGTTCATATAATCAAATTGTCCATATCTGTTTTTCCATTTGATACGAACATTAGGATATTGTTGCTCACACACTACCTCATAGTTGATAGGCGTCCCTAACGCAGTTGAGCCTGAATATGCTTGTATCCAAAAAGATGAGTAGCTTCCTGACAAAGGAAACCCTGCTTCCTGAGGTCCTACGGGATATTGTGAAATCTGACCTGAAGTTGATGTAGTTGAACTTATATTAAAAAATCCTATATCTCCTGCATTAGATTGGTATCTTACTCTCGTTGGTTGAGATGTACCTGCATTTCCACCATACACACCTGCAGTTCCGTAGTTTGTTGTAAATAATGATTGTGAAACAGGTCCATCAGTCATTAATGGCCAATGTACTGATTTATTATATACTTCTTGTCCGATTGGTTCTTGGAATATACCATAACCATCTAACGCTTTATATGTAGATGAAAGATTATGTGAACCTGTTGCGTATGTAGAGCCTGATAGATATTGTCCATAGAAATCTACTGCGAAATACACTACGTTTGATGTATTAGCTTGAGCAAAATCAGTAAGTGTAGAGTTTATGATTCTATTTAAATCAAATATACCAGCATCTGCTGTATTTGGATATTTTACAATAGTGTAATCAGCAACGGATGCTGAACCTGTTGCGTTACCTTGCCAATAATATAATTCACCTACATATTGAAATGAAGATGATGTAATTATTGAACCTGTATCTTGCACCGAAAATATAATCGGAGATTGTGCTAAAGATACTAATGCTGGAGTTTGTAATATATTTAAAGCCATTAATAATTTCTTTTTATTAATAACCTACTTTTATAGAAAAGTATTGAACGCTAAAAATTTGCAGTATCGTCTATCGCTTTACTAATCTGCTCAACTACCTGCTTTCCGATTTCATTCATATAATCATCTAATAGAGAATCTACTATTGGTGAGTTGATTGCTTTACTTGCGAAGTTAATTGCTTCAGGTATGTTTTTTGTTTTACCCTTACGAACTGTTTTAGAAACAGTCGGGTCATTCCAAAACATACCATACTCAGCGCCAGGTGGAGCATAATCTATTTCAAAACTAAATGATTTAGTCTTTGGATTTTCTCTTAGTACATTAGAAGGAGTATTAGCTTTTGCCAATGCTCTTTTTAATCTACCAGTCTTTTTAGGTGCTTTCGCAACTGCTAATCCACCAATTTGTTTTGCTATATCTCTTAGTGTAGGCATATGTTAATCCAATTGAGTCCATGCTCCATTGTAGAACCATAGATGCGATGCCGATACAGCCAACATTCCTATTTGACCCGCAGGTAATGTATCTAATTGAGCTAATGTCAATGTTTCGTTCATAAATACTGAACCTGTTATTAACATATTGGTTGATGCGGTATCTATTCTTGGTCCGTTTGTCCAAGTTATAGAAAAGTTTTCATTTAATCCAATATTACCACCACCAACGTAGATATTTCCAAATACGTTTGCACCATCAAATGTATTTACAGTATCAGTATATACTCTTATATTACCATATACTTCAATATCGTTACTAGCACTTCCACTAACAATTAAAGAGCCACTTATAGTTTGGTCACCAACAAAATTATTTGAACCTGTTGTTGCTACTCCAGCTGGAACTGCTCCTGCAAATGAAGATGTTGGTACTTGTGTATTTTGTCCTAATGAATTACCCACCCATGCATATCCATTTTGTAGTGATGCAGTAAATCCTGCACTTGCACTCAATGGAGTTAACACTGCTACTCTACCATCCGTATAGTTTGCCTTATTTTGGAAACCAAATACCGCAGGGTAAGTATCACCAGCAGTATTGTTTACATAAAATGCCGGGCCAGTTGACCATTCAGTAATTCCGAATACAGATGGGTCTACCGTAAATCCTATTTCATCAACAGTTACTGAGTCTTGTGTATAAATTGTTGATGGAAACATACCACCATTATCTGTTGCATTTCTAGTACTAATACTATTTCTATTGATTGTAGTAGTTCCTGCTGAGCCTGATACTGTAATTCTTGGTGCAGTTGTTCCACCTGTTGCAGATGAGGAAACAAATATTTGTCCTACAACCGTCAAATCAGTTGTTGCACTACCACTAATTGTTACACTACCACTAATAGTTTGATTACCTACGAATGCGTTACTACCTGTTGTAGCGAATGAGCCTGTATTTATTGTAGTACCACCAGCTATTGATGAAGATGGTATGTTTTTCCAAAGTGATGAAGTTGCTTCATAAACTAATAAATCACCTTGTAATGGATTTGTTATTCTAACATTATGTAATTCGTTTAATTCCCATCCATTGGATATGTTAACGAACATTGAACCATTGTTTGATTGTACTCTAAGTACTTCACCCAATACTACTATTTGTAAAGGTGCTTGCGGTGCTACGTTTGTGAATTGACCTGAAGATGATAGATATAATAAATCACCTGCATTCATTCCCTGTGTATTTATACCAACTAATTTACCAATTACAGTTACATCACCATATTGTCCGCTTACTGCGGTGTTTGCTAATACACCTAATGTATTAGATGAGTTTACTTCAGTATCGTAAGATGCAGTATTGAATTGAGGATTATCTCCATTTGCTCCACTAATTCTTACAACAGTACCAATAGGTAAAGTAGATTGGTTAGCGTTTATAGCAGATACAATTACTTCTCTAGCTATTGATGCGGTTACTGCATATAGTGATGAAGATACAGCCATAGAGGATGTAACTGCGGAAGTTATGTAAGAAGATGTTGCTGCGTTTAAACTATTCAAAGAGTTTTGTGCACTTGCTGTGAAAGCGTTTGTACCTGCTACAGAAGCAGTAAATGCATTAAGAGCTGATATATCAGTTGAACCACCTGCTGAACCTGTATTAACAGTTACATTAAAAGTACTACCATTACCTTTTGTAAATGTAATAGTATTAAGATTTGCCGATGCAGTTGTTAATAAAGAGCCTGTATCGTATGTGATAGTAGATAAATTAGCAGCAAAGATGTTTCCACTCGCACTAATATCTCCCTGCGCATTAACAGATATGTTTAAAGTATTACCTAATCCATCCTGTAAATCAGTATAAGAAGATGAAATAGTCGTATCACTACCCAAATGGATAAGTGATATATAACTTTGTGAAATGTATTGGTTTGCTAAACTTCCCATTTATATTTATTTTATTTTAATCAAATTGCCACACTCTATATGCTACATCAGGGCCTGAACTCCAATTTTGTGGTGTTGTACCCCATACCTGCGGATTTGTCCATAAATCACAAACTGCACAATTTTCAAAATCCGTATATGGTAAAGCAAGTATTGGTAAATTCACAAAGTTATATTCATCATTATTTGTGAATGTATCAACAATAGTATAACACTTATAATCATAATAAGTAGTAATATCCCTTGATGAGTTGGGTGTTGTTTTACTTGCGAATACCTGTCCAACGCTACCACTACCATTTAAAGTAGCTCGGTATTGTGTGCCCGTATCGCAATCTTGGATTATGTAGCCAGAGCCCGAAGGGTTAATTAAAAAAAAAAGGCAACGATTTCTATCGTTGTGGGTGGTGAGTGTAAATGTGGCCACCCAACCGGCTAATCCATTATTGTATTCTTCTGCGAATGCTACGCAGGTTATATCATCGTTTATATCAAACCCTTGCACACCTCTTTGTGTATAAGATGTTAAATCGTTTATGATACCTAAAGTATTTGCGTGTATATCTACTACATCATCTACTCCATAAAATGGAATAGTTTGTGCGTTAATACTTCCTGATGATTCGTTATTCTTATTCTTAATCTTGTCAGCAACAGTCAGCTCAATCGTATAATTGGTAATATTTGTACCAAAGTTAGATTCAGTAATGTTTATGTTACCAATTGGATAAGCTGGGAATTGGTCTACATCTATCTTTGTAATATCTCCTTGAGTTACTTCAGAAATAGATGGGTGATTACTCATTATTGTTTTAAAATAATTTAAAACATTATAGTATAATGAGAAATTTGTACCTGAATTATGAACGATTTGACTCATAGTTTATTATAATTGAATTCCACCAAAATATTGATTCGATTGGTCTGGGTAAATCTGCGTTTGATTTCCTACTGATTGTAAGTATTGTGGTATTTGGTTACTATATGCAATCAAATAGTTTTGTAATCTTAAAACGTAGTAATCAGCATTTGTTTGTGCCTGTTGTTTAAGATAATCTATTTCAGATTTAGATGGTGTTTCTCCTTGCTCACTCTTCTGCTTTACTGCACCATTAGATTTGAATTGTACTGAACTAAATGGAATATACTCAACGCATGAATACCAAATAAGAGTATTCTTAATATGGTCATTCAATAAGTCCTGATAATATACAGACAAACTACCAACAGTACCTGCTTCTATTTCAGCTTGTAGGAATTCGAATAGAACAGTACCTAAAGCGTTCTTTAAATACTTATCCTGCGCAGTTCTTACAAATGGTAATAGAGCATCTGCATCAATAGCACCCTGTAATGGTGTATTCTTAATGATATCGTTTCTTGTTATAAATAGTGCGTATGCCATATGGTTTATTAATTAAATTCTTTTGTAAAAAATGCTGATTGAGTTCCTACCCTTCTAATAAAATCTATTTCACTCATATCTTCTGCTTTATTTGGTAGTGGTTCAAAATCAGTTTCATCTCCACTATCTTCAGTTATTGCAGGATTCTCTAATGATTCGTTTGTTTCATCTTCTACTTGCGCTACAGTCTTACCTGTTTCTTCAGCAGTTTGTGAAAGAATTACTAAAGGAGTTAATTGCTCAAAATATAATTGTGTATCATCATATCCACCTTCTGTCAAAGCCATATCCAATGTATTTAAGATAAGGTTTTGGAATGGAGATATTGTCATTGTTTGCATAATAGAGAAAGCCGTTTTCATTTCTTCTGATTGAGAAGAGAATCCATTATTAGCAGTACGAATACCAAACAATAAAGGAGATGTTACTCTATGTGCAACTAAGATTCTATCTTGCGTATATTCAGCAACATAGTTATATTTCTCATGTAGGTTATCAATATTAATCGCATCAATTGTAGGTTTGGTCGCTGGGTCATCATTAAAAGATAACATAAAACGTCCAGCGTTATCTGTGCCAGTAAATTTAGCTTGAACCAAATCTTCAATAGTTTGTCTTTCTTCAGGAGCCGGTACACCATTATTAAAGTTTATCATTACTGCCGGTAAGAATCCATTAGTAATGTTATTCAAATGTAAGTTAGATATCTCACCTTCTGAAATTGAGAATTGCATTGCTGCTACCCAATCAGGCAGAGAATAATAGTATAACCCTGGACAATAGTTCTTTATATAAAGGATTTCCATTTTCTCATTCGATGTGCCGAATGCAGGAATCTTCTTTTTATCTTTAATCTTTCTTTGGTCATTCCAATCTACACAATAGTAGTAGTTTTCAATACGTGGAGATGAACCAATCTTTTCTGCTCTTAGATATTGAACAGGTGTGTGGTAAAATTTAATTACCTTAGTATGGTCATCATTCCAATATACTTGGTATGCAGCATTGCCATATAATTTTAAATCAAATGATACTCTCTTTGTTTCTTCTTGCGGAATTAACTTCTGCAATATTTTATCATATGCAGGATTTTTAGAATATACACCTTTACCAAATATCAAATCAGCAATACCTTCAACACAAGCTGAATTTGTAGTAGATACATTGTATGCCATTGTAGTAGCATCAAAGAAATCATCATGCCCATAAACACCAAACGGAATCCATCCATATCTGGTCTTTGTATCTTCAGTTATAATTGGTAGCTGATTGTTATTAACATTTACAATCGAAAATTTTTGTGTTTGTTTCATATTAATCCATTATAATGTATCTATTCTCCGATTGATGAGAGATATATTGTTGATTTTGATTTTCGTAAACTGATTTATCAATTGTTCCAGATGCGTATACCTGAATAGAACCATTCCAAATAGGTTCAGTAGAGCCACTATTAATTAAGGTTGCTCTATATTCAGAACCAACTATTGCACCGCTTATAGAAGCAGTAAATGCTATAATCGATTCGTACCCATTATAAGTTATTCCACTCAATGAAGCAGTGATATTATCCAATAGATACATATCCTGCAAACTCATTGTAAATTGATTACTTGATGTAGGTTGTGTTCTAAATGTATATTCGTTGGATTGAGATATATGGTAAGCCAGCATTATCTATGATTTATCTTGTCTTTATCTAATAATAACATCGATTTATCCATAAATAGTTAAAACAAAAAAAGAGCACACCCGTTAGAGTGTACTCTTTAATATTTTAATGCTATACTGAATTAAGAGTTAGTTCCGTAAACTACAGTGTAGTTAGCGGTTAAACCACCTAATGCGCTAGTTGTTGTCGAACCTGATATAAATGCTGCTGGCAATTTCTCCATACCTGTGAAGGTTGCAGAGTAACCATAAAGGTCACCCATTGCTGCTCCTGTTTGGATAGTTCCTGCTGTCAAATCAGCACCATGCTCTTTACCAACTAACAATGCATCTCCGTTATTAGTCCATATGATAACCTGAGGTCTACCATAAGCCATTAACTTCAATTGTGTAGTCATTTCGTTTGTTAACTTTTTTAAGTTTAATACTAATTCTTGTGAGAAGAAAGTAGTACCATTTTCACGAGATGAGTTAACAGTTTCAGTATATGCACTTGTACCCTTTAATTCATAATAGTAAAGAGTAGAACCGGAAGGAACTGCTGTTACCTCTCCGTTACCATTCGTAGTGAAAGAACCTGTTGTGAAGTTGATAAAGTAAACTCCTTGAAGTCCACCAATCGACTCTTTACAAACTTCGTTTCTTCCAGCTGATAAATTACAAGCCATATCTTTAATGTTTTAGTTTTGTTAATATTTGGGTGAGGATTACTCCCCACCCTTAATTAGTTAGTTATTAGTATGCACCGTAGTAAACGATGTCAGAACCGATACCGAATTGAGTACCAGCGGTATATCTCATTACAACACGATAGTTTTGAGAACCATCGATGTTAGCCATGTCTAACACTCTTACTTCGTTGAAATCAGACATCAAGCCTGTACCGAAGAATAAGTTAGATTTTTGAGCTGCAACGATTTTAGATGCACTCATACCTGGACATAATACGATTTCGATACCATTGAAGTTGTAAGGCTTCTCTCCAACGTTAAATTGGTTGTTCCAACCATTAGCGCCAGATGCTCCACCTGCTTGTGATTGCTGATAAGCTTTAGCTACACCTGTACCTACATAAAGTACTAAGTCAGTCTTACCATAAACAGTTGCAGGGATTGTAGCAACTACATCTTCTAATACTGCGATTACGTTTGCTGAAGTAATAGAACCAGAGATAATTGCTCCTGTTCCGTTATCTTTTGCTGCTAATACAGCGCCTGCTCCACCTGCTGCTACTGAAGCAGATAATGCTGATTCAAATCCTAAGAAAGAACCATTGATGTTAGTTCCTTGCCAAATTGATTGTTCAGTTGCTTCTGCTACTTTACCACCAACGTAAGAGATTAAGAAATCGTTGAAGTTCTTTGGAATTTCGTCAAAAGCCGAGAAACCTAATTGCAGGGCTTCCCAGGAATCTACGAATTCTTGCTTACATAATTGTAAGTTAACTTGCAATTCTTTTGGTTCT